AGTTATCAGAGCCATCAGTACTTAACTGGTGCTTTTTTATTGCTGTCAGCTTCCGGATAACGGGAGACGGGGTATGTACCAGATGGAAAAAATCACAACAGGTGTGTCATACACCACGTCAGCGGTGGGAACGGGCTACTGGTTCCTGCAGTTGCTGGACAGGGTTTCCCCGTCTCAGTGGGCGGCAATAGGCGTGCTGGGGAGTCTGCTGTTTGGGCTGCTGACATATCTGACTAACCTGTATTTCAAAATCAGAGAGGACCGTCGTAAGGCGGCGCGGGGGGAGTAAAGCGATGAAGAAAAAATACGAACTGGGTGTTAAAGGGATAAATAATTACCCGGATAAGATTACTGTTACTGTGGCACTGGAAATTGGTGGGTATCCGTCACTGTTGTTGCCAGATGTGGCGATTAGTCTTGACCGTACTGAAGGTGCCACGCTGGAGTTTTACGAAGCTGAGGCGAAAAAGCAGGCGAAGCAGTTTTTCATGGATGTTGCTGCCGGGTTATGTGAAGGGGATGGTCCGTTGCCGGAAAAGCGGCCCATCATTTTAGAGGCGCAGGATGTGTTGATAACCTACAGAGGAAAACTACCGGGAATAATTACTGGTTCTCTGAAGACTCCACCGCTGGCCTGAAGACTTAATATATCCAGGGATTTGAAATCGATAAACCCTGATAAATATCCATGAACGCAAAAATCAGATACGGCCTGTCGGCTGCCGTTCTGGCGCTGATTGGTGCAGGGGCGTCTGCGCCTGAAATCCTCGACCAGTTTCTTGACGAAAAAGAAGGTAACCACACCACGGCATACCGTGATGGTGCGGGTATCTGGACCATCTGCCGCGGTGCCATCCTGGTGGATGGTAAACCTGTCGTCCCGGGCATGAAGTTGTCGAAGGAAAAATGCGACCAGGTTAACGCCATTGAACGTGATAAGGCGCTGGCATGGGTGGAGAAAAACATCAGAGTGCCACTGACCGAACCCCAGAAAGCGGGGATTGCGTCATTCTGTCCGTACAACATTGGTCCTGGTAAGTGTTTCCCGTCGACGTTTTACAGACGAATTAATGCAGGTGATCGCAGGGGAGCGTGTGAGGCGATTCGCTGGTGGATTAAGGACGGTGGCAGAGACTGCCGTATTCGTTCAAACAACTGTTACGGTCAGGTATCCCGTCGTGACCAGGAGAGCGCGCTGGCGTGCTGGGGTATCGACAGATAAGCAGAATATTTTGCTGAAAAATAAGGCATGGCCACGCGGGCGGATAACACGAAATCCTGCGAACTGGCGAAACGTAAGTGAATAAAAGTAAAAACCCCGTTTGTTGGCACCAAGCGGGGTTTTGTGTTTCTGACCTTGAGTAAGGCAAGGGAGAACATGGCGAAGTATAAACGAATTCTGTTGAGGTTGACTATGAAAAATGGCCTTGAACTGAAAGCGCCTGTAACTGATGACATCAGCAGAGCACTGGCTTTTGCCATTAAGTGGGTGGCGGTCGGTGTTGCTGTGTCCCCGATGCTGTATGGGCTGGCAAAACTGGTCATTGCGTTGAAATCGTGAAGGGAGGATTAAGCATGTCAGACAAACTCATAACGCTGGCGAAGATCCTCTGTGTAATTGTCGGCATTTCATTTTCACTAATGCTGGTTGCTCTTTTTCTTTCCATGGCCTGGATGATGTTGTCTTCGTCGGGGTTGCTGGGGTGAACATAAACCGAATGCTTTCCGCGTTTATCGTTATTCTGCTGGTGGCCTGTGGTGCGCTGTGGATGGCAACAGACCATTACCGTGATAACGCGATTACCTACAAAGCGCAGCGCGATAACAAAGCCAGTGAACTGAAGCTGGCGAACGCAACCATTACTGATATGCAGGTGCGCCAGCGCGATGTTGCTGCGCTCGATGCAAAATACTCGAGGGAATTATCCGATGCGAGAGCTGAAAATGAAACTCTGCGCGCTGATGTTGCCGCTGGTCGTAAGCGCCTGCGGATCAACGCCACCTGTCCAGGCTCCGTGCGTGAAGCCCCCACCACCTCCGGCGTGGATAATGCAACCGGCCCCCAACTGGCAGACACCGTTACACGGGATTATTTCACCCTCAGAGAGCGGCTGATGACGATGCACAAGCAACTGGAAGGGGCACAGGACTATATCCGCACTCAGTGCCTGAAATAAGTTTTGTTGATGCGCCGTATCGTCGCTGTATTCCCTCATTAACAGAGACCGCAGCCCGACAGGGAGACTCCTCTGCGCGAGTGTGCGGGGATAATCAAAAACGATACACACCGGGGTTTACCGCGTTAACGGAGCGAGGCGTTGTCCCCTCATAGTCGCCTGTCCGGTGCGATGGTGGAAGAAGCCGGATGTTTATCACTATTAATTGATGACACAGAAATGGATTCATTGAATTTCAGCACGTTTTTGTATTCGTGTTATTGAACATCTGTTTATTTTACTTTTAACATATTGATAATAAAAAGAGCTGTAAATCTTTAGATGAGTCGATTTTGTCCGGGGAAGTTCAAATGGATTTTATGCTGACGGTTTCTGGTGTGGTTATCCTGTCCATTGCTTATACTGCAGATAAATATGGCTGCCATTTGTTATCACGTATTGGCGCTTATTGTTCGTTGATGCTGATTTTCTCGTCGCTTTTTTTTGAGTAAGTTATATTAATTATAACAAATAATTTTCTGTGTTATTTTTTCAGGCTATCCCGTCAGAGGGGAAGCCTGTACTGCCGGGGAGCGAATGGAAAACTGATGTGTCCGGTAACTGCGTGTTCTGTGAACACCATGTTACTTAATTATGTAATTCATACCCGAACTCTCTGTTGACAGCCTTCTTCTGCAGGCTTCAATAACCCACGCTGAAAAGTTTCCTGAACCTTTCAGATCAAGAGCGATGTTAATTTGTTCAATCATCTGGTTTGGAAATCGGATGTTGCGGGTTGTTGTTCTGCGGGTTCTGTTCTTTGATGACATAATGTTTCCCCATATTCAGTGTTGCTGATTTGTATTATCTGAAGTTGCTTTTACGTTAATTTGACGCAGATCAATTAATACGATACCTGCGTCATAATTGATTATTTCTCGTGGTTTGATGGCGTACACACATGTTGTGATAAACCTTATATAGATGATAATCATTATCATTTCGTGGGTCCTTTCCGGCGATCCGACCGGTTACGGGGCGGCGACCTCGCGGGTTTTCGCTATTTATGAAAATTTTTAGGGAAAAATCAGATCCGTTCTTCTTCTTTTTAACTGTTTGATTATCAATAGAATTTTAAAAATATAAAAGGATCTGACAAAGGCTGTTTTTGTTAGAAAACGCCATTTTCAGATCCTTTCTGGTTCCCGGGGGAGTGTATGAACGTCAATAAGAAAAAACTGGCCGATATTTTTGGCGTTGATGTCAGGACCATCACCGCCTGGCAGAGTCAGGGGTTACCACTAGTTTCTGGTGGAGGGAAAGGGACTGAATCAGTTTTTGATACAACTGCTGCCATTCAGTGGTATGCGCAGGAGGGAAGCTGATATTGAAAACGAAAAACTCCGTAAAGAGAGCGAGGATTTGAGGGCTGCCAGCGAATCAGACCTTCAGCCCGGCACCATTGATTACGAACGTTACCGACTGACGAAGGCACAGGCCGATGCACAGGAGCTGAAAAATGCTCGTGAGGAAGGCCTTGTCCTCGAGACGGAGTTATTTACCTACATCTTTCAGCGAGTGGCACAGAATATATCAGGGATCCTTGTCCGTGTCCCTCAGACACTGCAGCGTAAATACCCTGATATATCACCCGCACATCTTGATGCTGTGAAAACTGAAATCGCGAAAGCATCCGATGTGGCTTCTGAAGCCGGTGAGAATGTGCGCAGGTGGATTGATGATTTCAGACGAACTGAGGGCGGCTAATTCTGCAGGAGCGATAGCAACCGGCTCCTTGCGCTAAAAATTCCTGTCCCTCTGACGACAGTTCAGTGGGCAGATCGACATTATTACCTTCCGAAAGAGTCATCTTACACCCCGGGGCGGTGGGAAACACTGCCGTTTCAGGTTGCCATCATGAACAGCATGGGGAATGACCGGATCCGCACTGTTAATCTGATTAAATCTGCCCGTGTTGGTTATACAAAGATGTTGCTGGGAGTGGAGGCTTATTTTATTGAGCATAAATCACGCAACAGCCTTCTTTTCCAGCCCACGGATTCTGCTGCTGAAGATTTTATGAAATCTCATGTGGAACCCACGATCAGGGATGTGCCGGTTTTACTCGATCTTGCACCGTGGTTTGGGCGTAAACATCGTGATAATACCCTCACGCTGAAACGCTTTTCATCGGGCGTCGGTTTCTGGTGCCTGGGCGGCGCTGCCGCCAAAAACTACCGTGAAAAATCCGTGGACGTGGTCTGCTATGACGAACTTTCCTCGTTCGAGCCGGATGTCGAAAAAGAGGGCTCGCCAACCCTGCTGGGGGATAAGCGTATTGAGGGGTCGGTGTGGCCAAAATCCATTCGCGGCTCGACGCCTAAAATCAAAGGCACCTGCCAGATCGAAAAAGCGGCCAACGAGTCGGC